TCTCATCATCATTGACGAAGCCAATGCCTACAAGAACTCTAGGACTGAGCGTTTTAAAACGTTGAGAAGAGTGATCACTCCTGATACTTGGATATGGATGATGACTGGTACACCCGCAGCTCAATCACCATTAGATGCCTACGGCCTTGCCAAACTATGCGTACCCGCAAGAACCCCACACTTGTACACGGCGTTTCGCGATGTTGTTATGTATCAGTTCTCGCGATTCAAGTGGATTCCAAAACCGCAAGCCCAAGGCATAGTGCACAACCTTTTGCAACCCGCGATTCGCTTTGAGAAGAAAGACTGCATCGACTTACCTGATGTGACGCACACTTCGCGATTCACTCCACTAACACCACAGCAGTCTAAGTACTACAAAGACCTCAAGAAAGAGATGCTGATTGAAGCAGTTGGCGATGAAGTCTCTGCCGTAAATGCGGCGGCTCAACTAAATAAACTATTACAAATCTCTTGCGGGGCTGTGTACACCGATACTAAGAATGTTATTGAGTTCGATGCGTCAAACCGATTAAACATTTTGTTAGAAGTTATTGAGGAGGCAAGCCATAAAGTTCTAGTGTTTGTGCCGTTTACGCACACGTTAGCTTTAATACAGGATTTCCTAATTAAGAACAAAGTAACGTCAGAGATTATCAATGGCTCTGTAAGCGTGTCAAAGCGTACCGACATCTTTAAAAGATTTCAAGAGCAAGATGAGCCACGAGTACTTTTGATTCAACCACAAGCGGCGGCACATGGGGTAACCCTCACTGCGGCAAACGTAATCGTATGGTACGCTCCTGTCACGTCGATTGAAACATACTTGCAAGCAAACGCACGTATCGATAGGCCGGGTCAGCGTAACCCTATGACGATCGTACATCTTGAAGGTAGTCCAGTAGAAACAAAACTCTACGGAATGTTGCAAAACAAATTGGACTTCCACAACAAGATTATTGATCTGTATAAAAGTGAAATTAACTCTTGACATTGTCAACAAAAAGAGTATAATGATTTTCGTTGATGATGTGTAATGCGGGTTAGCGCCGCATCTTCCTAGTTTTGTGCAAATACATAGGAAGGACGGACTCCACTGCTTTATGTGAACACATCATCAACACCTATAAAAAACAAATTGGAGTGAGTATGGAATCAGAATTTTCTATTGAGAAAGTCGTCGAGGCTTACATTAAGATTCGCGACACCAAAGAAGCAATGTACGCAAAGTACAAAGCCGAGTCTGCCCAGTTAGAAGAGCAGATGACTATCCTAAAGCACAAGTTACTTGAGGTCTCGAAAGAGACTGGCGTGACTAGCTTTTCAACACCGCAGGGCACTGCGTATCGAACCGTCAAAGACCGCTTCTGGACTAATGACTGGGAAAGCTTCTATAAATTTATGCAAGAGCATGAAGCAATGGGGCTATTGGAGAAGCGTATTCATCAAACGAATATGAAAGAGTTCTTAGAAAACAACCCCGATGTTGAGCCTATGGGCTTGAACATTGATCGGGAATATGAAATCACCATAAGGAGGAAGTAATGGACAGTGAAGAATTGCAGTTCCGCAAGGAACGCGATGAAATGTTCTACCGAGAGCGTGCGGTAGATCAGGCACTTGTTTTGATGAAACAGAACAAGTACTCCGATGGGTCAGTTGAAGAACTGCTCTTTAACGCAAATGCTATATACAACTTTATTAAAGGAAAATCAAATGAGTAACGACCTCGCACTCTTTAGCAACAATCTCCCTGACTACCTAAAGGAAGTCGGCCTCGATGACATGACCAAGGCTCTTGCTGGTAACACTGGCATGAAGCGCATCTCCATCCGTGGTGGTGTATTCCGCATGATGGTCAGCGGTGAGGAAATTGCAAAGAATGAAAACCGTTCAATGAACATCGTCATTGTTAATGGTGCGACAAAAGTGTCACGTTCTTTTTACGCTGGTAAGTATGTTGCTGGCGAGACTTCGCACCCTGACTGCTGGTCTAACGACGGCGACAAACCCGATGCAAGCATCGAGTATCCACAACACTCTTCTTGCGAAGGCTGTTCACAAAACATCAAAGGTTCTGGTCAAGGCGATTCACGCGCCTGTCGCTATCAGCAACGCTTGGCTGTCTTGTTAGCCGACGACGTTGGAGGTGATGTGTTCCAGTTGGTGTTACCCGCCAAGTCAATCTTTGGTCGCGGTGATGTGGACAAGATGCCGTTCCAGCAATACGCTAAGTATGTTGGCGCACAAGGCAAGAGCCTCGGTACTTTGGTAACAGAGATGCGTATGGACAGCGATAGCGATACTCCCAAGTTGACCTTCAAGCCTGTGCGTTTCCTGACTAAAGACGAGTGGTTGTCTGCTAAAGAGAAGGGCGATAGCCCCGCAGCAAAGTCAGCCGTCGTGCAAACTCCATCACAAACTGATGGTTTGAAGAAGAAAGCGATTGCCGCACCAGCCCCCGCCCCTAAAGCTGAAGCTGAAGAGGTAATACCTGAGCCAACTAAACGCACAGTGAAGAAAAACATTGCTGAACCTGCCCCTAAGAAAGAGTTCAATGATGTGCTGAAACAGTGGACTGAAGACGAGTAATGGATAACAGAGGTTACGCATCTCGAATCGTCCGCGCCAACCAAGATGCAGATATTAAAAGTCCCGGCGTAAAGCTGGGGCGTTTCTGTATCAAGAAAGAATATTCCGTTCGTGAAGTTTCCGAGTACTTTGGAGTCAGCCGCATGACCATCTACAAATGGTTTACAGGCGAGTGGATTCCACGCAAGGTACACGAAAACAAAATAAACGAAATGCTTTCCAAGGTTGGGTTTGTTCAGTAGCGTTCGGATGGGGCTCGCCGCGCCCCTCCGACGCATTTCTTAGAGGCGGCTATGACAAGAGCAGATTTACTGTCGACGGTGCTATCGTCTGACGGGTGGTACTGCGTGGTGGGTCTAAAGAAGACAGGCCACCCTCGGCAAATCTTTGTTGAGGACATGCAGGGAGTAGAGGATGCCGTTCAGACTTTGCTGGACGAAGAATTCGACGTGTACTTTGCGTGTGCAAAGTATGAAGAATCAGGTTCACGTACTAACGATAACGTGAAAAATATCAAGGCATTTTGGCTTGATATCGACTGTGGAGTAGGTAAACCGTATGCCGATCAAGGTGACGGACTAACTGCGCTCAAAGCATTTTGTAAAACTGTTGGCTTACCGAAGCCGACGATTGTGAACTCTGGTCGTGGACTGCATGTCTACTGGCCTTTGACTGAACCAATCACCCGTAAAGAGTGGGTTAACGCCGCTAAACGTCTGAAGGTTGTATGTAATCAGGAAGGCTTGGAGGATGATCCAGCACGCACGGCAGACGCCGCATCTATCCTACGGATGCCCGACACATTCAACCATAAGGCTGAGCCACCACTACCAGTAGCGGTTATGGTTATGGGCGACGAGATATCGTTCGGCGAGTTCAAAGACAAACTGGGCGTGATGGATGAGACGCCGGACTATCTGCCTACATTTGCAGATGACATGACCAAGGCGTTGATGGGCAATCGTCAGCACCGATTCCAAATCATAGTAGACAAGAACGTAAACGGTACAGGCTGTCTGCAGTTGGCTAGAGCAATCGCTGACCAAAAGGTTTTAGACGAACCGCGTTGGCGTGCCGCGCTATCTATTGCTAAGTTCTGCACGGATGCCGAGACTGCCGTACATGACGTATCTAGAGATCACCCCGACTACCACCCTGACGAGACAGTCGCCAAGGTACAACTAATCAAAGGCCCTTATACATGTGACTCGTGGGAGGCTATCAATCCATCAGGTTGCGCAGGCTGTATCCACAAAGGCAAGATCAAATCCCCTATCACGCTAGGCGCAGAGATCGCCGCCGCTACAGCAGAGGACAACACGGTTGAGTATGTATCGGAAGAGAAGACGGCGGTGTACACCATCCCTGAGTATCCCTTCCCATACTTCAGAGGTAAGAACGGCGGCGTCTACCGCAAGTCAGACGACGAGGATGACCCAGAAGCCGACTTGATTTACGAGCATGACCTGTATGTGGTCAAGCGATTAAAAGACCCACAACTGGGCGAAACAATTTGGATGCGTCTGCACACCCCCCGTGACGGCGTAAAAGAGTTTGCGTTGCCTGTGGTGGATTTACTGACGTCAGATAAGTTACGCGAGAAGCTGGCTTGGTTTGGTGTCGTGGCGCTGAAGAAGCAAATGGACAACATCATGGCCTACATCGTTCGTTCGGTGAAGGAGATGCAATACAAACAAGGAGCAGAAATTATGAGATCACAGTTCGGCTGGACCGACAAGAACCAGTCATTCATCATAGGCGAGAAGGAAATCACCGCACAGGGCGA